GTGATATTATTTATCAATTCGAACTGCTTACTCATTATATTGCTTTTCCGGTATATGTTCCAATTTCTGCAAATCGGAGTACATCATATCACTATTGCCGTTTCCTCCAACACTATGAAAACTGTCTAACAAAAGTTTAAAATGTTTTAGTTGGTCAATAGTAATAAACTTATCCGCCATCTTTTCGTGATAAATGACGTAAATCCTGTCCCACAATAATGTTTTAGTAGCCTCTACAACTGCGGCGAAAGCTGCAAAAAACTTAAAGGGTTTGCGGAGAATATACGCTATAATTCCTAAAAAAGCTGTGGAGCATAGATTGAAGATATTATGATAAAGAAAATCACCCAAATGTTCCATTACTCAGTTTCCTCACTTTTATCTTTAGCGGTCCGCAGTCTTCCCGCAAAATCTGCCGCACCCTCAACGCCTGTATACAAAGCTGTTATAGCCGAAATAAGTATAAGGTCTTCAGGGTTCATAAAATGCCCTAATTTAGCGTTTAACGCCACTATGGCGACAACTGCTACATAAGCTATCCATTTACGACTCTTAAACGGGCTTGGTGCTTTTTCTTTCGGAAGGACGGCATCAGCGGTATTGACCGCTATATCAAGCAAAGCATTAATTATAAACTCTTTGCCGAGGGTTGCCGGCGATGTTACATTTGTTATAACATTGAAAATATCATCGGCTTTTACATCCACCAAATCTCTTATCTCTTTTGGCGGGGTTGCCGCGCTTTTAAAAAACTTACCTATATTCAATCCCATTTTTTTACCTCTCCTTTTCTTTAATCGCGATTATACGCGCTTAGTTCTACCATATCCAGTTGCTTCATTTTGTCCGCAACGAGTTCGCTAAGCTCTGCATGGAGCTCGGGGTCTTCTTCTGTCTCCATACGCTGTATCAATCTTTCAAGCTGCTCTTCCAAATCTCGCGCTCTGTCGCTACTCATTGTCTTTATCCGTATCGTCTGTTATCTCAGACCATTCAATATCGCTTTCCGGTATCTCAATTGGTATCTCTATCTCATAGTAATCACTCTTTTTAGTCCCTATACCCATATAAAGAAAAGCCCCTGCGCAAGTATCATCTGTTTTAGACATGAGCTGCTTGCCTTCGCTTGCTTCAAGTCTTCGTACTATGTCACCTTCTTTTATAATTTTCATATCTTCAACTCCTTTAAGCCGAGGTTGTCAGGTCATAATTTTTTATAGCCATCTCACTTTTTACATCTGCGGATATTGCATTTAATTGAAACGTTTGCATTCTGATTGTTCCTCTGTCATTACTCGGTCTTGCGCCTAAATTAAGCAAAAACTTTTCCAAAGATCTTATACTTAAAAATCTGGCGTTACCCAAATATCCAAGTTCTTTAGGACTAAATCCAACATCACAGCTTATTTTATTAAGACCGACCCATCCGACAGATCCGCCTTGACCCAAGAAGTATCTGTATGATACAGACAATAAGTCATTTTCATTCTTTTTAAAATGCAGATGACGAAGTCTTGGTGATATAGGGGCACTTGATGATGTTCCGCCATAAGTAAACATGACATAACTGCTTGATGTCCCTGCGGCGTTTGTTATAAATCCCGGTATCTCTAAATATTGACCCTGATAACCATTTAAGGAAGCACCTGCTAAAGTTCTGACGGTTAAAGGTATCTTTACATTCTCAAAAACAAGAGGGACATTGTAATAGGAATAATGATTATAGAGCGTTGTAGCCCCTTCCGGTAAATCAATATATCTAAAATTAGAGCACCCAAAGCTAAACTGTGGAGTTGCGGAGTTAGTTACAACACTACTATCACAAGTGACTAACTCTAAGCTGTTTTCTCCTGATGACATGGAAATATTCCAATTCCCAAGTTTTATACCATTAAATAGATGACACCAAAGATGTGTTTCTCTATTGGTGAAGCTTGAGTAATACATTGCGTCCCCGCTCTCTATATTTAACGCGGTAGCATTACTACGCACATAAGTTGCTATCCATCTCTGTTTCCTTCCGTAAGCGTCGGCAGGGTAGTCCCTCGATGTATCCCAAGTGTGAACTTCTGTTTTAGCAGTTCCACCATTTCCGGGTGGATATGGAGGTAAACTATTTAGGTATCTATCTGATGTAAGTATAGCGGCATAACCCCCGGGTACATTTCCGGTACCTCCACCTACACCAAAGCCATAACAGCTATCACCGGCACTTGTTCCCCATCTAAAAGTTTGTGTCGCAAGGTTATCAGATATTAAAGTTATCATTACCGGTTTGTACCACTCACCGGATGCAGGAACAAGCTCTATATTTCCTCTTGCCTCAAGTTCTGCGGCTATCGCTTTAATATCTAACCAACCAGGTACCGGTTCTTTTCCTGACGGGTCAAAAGCGTTTGTCGCTTGTACGCCCTCTGAAAAACCTTGTGTATAGCCAATACCCCTGCCAACCTCTTTTTGATAGTTATATGAGGCTATAAGCGCTGATATGTAATTATTAAATGCCGTTGTATCATTCAGCTTTTGGCTCGGGTCGGCATAATTATTTATAGTCCCAAAAAAGCTCCCTCGCATATCCCATAACCATTGTATCTCACCGACGTATCCCGGAGGATATGTGTTTCGGTCAAGAATAACTCCATATATTGGTCTTACTTTATCTACAAAAATAGCCCTTAAATCGTTAAAAATAGCTTCAAAAGCGTCTCCGCCGCCGCCCCCTCCGGCATTAGCCATTAAGTTTCCAAATCCGTCATATATCCCGGGTTCTGTTATTGCCATATCAATTTCCCTCCACTAAACACATCCAGCCCGCGCCAAGTCTGCCTGCCGCTAAATCAATGTTATACTCGGTCACAGTCCCGCGCCAAGTTCTTGTTGTTTTATCATTGAAGTCTTTTACTCCAATGGCTCGCGCTATGTCATCAATAGTCGTTATAGTAACGCCGTCAACTTCAAACTCTCCTGCCGGGCCCTGCGGACCTATAGGACCGGTTGCGCCTGTATCACCTTTAGGACCCTGCGCCCCTGTTGCTCCGGCGGCTCCTGTAGCTCCGATATCTCCCTTTGGACCTTGTATTCCTGCCGGACCCTGTACACCGGCTATACCTTGTGCGCCATCTTCTCCTCTTTCTCCCTGTTCACCTTGTAAACCGCGTTCACCCTGAATACCCTGCAAACCGCGTTCACCCTGAATACCCTGCAAACCCTGAATACCCTGTTCCCCGCGCTCGCCTTGAATACCCTCTGCGCCCTCTGCCTTAACATCAGTATCAACAAAATGTTCATCATCCGCCGACCACTCAAACCAGTTACCATTTTCACCAATATACGGAGATTTGCCGTCACCGTCAATGCCCGGCTCTCCCTGCTCTCCCTGTTTGCCCTTATATCCGCGCGGACCGCGCTCGCCTTTTTCACCTTGCGGTCCGGGCGGTCCCGGTGTAAACTCTTTTTCTATCTCTAAAACTATATCTCTGCTTGTCATTATTATAATATCTCCCTTGAAAGCACAGCGTCTGAAAAGTCGGTTACTATATTACTCGCCTTTACTGCTCCGTTCTTATACTTTACGCGGCACTGACATTTTAAAAGACCGACATTGCCCATAGTATCTTCTTGCGTTAAATCAACGATAAACTTTTCACCGTCAAACTCTACATCATCAGGATATACTTTCCGCGCGTCATTAAAAATGAACTCAACCATCTCAACGTCCGCGATGTCAAAATAACCATCTTTACTGCGCACCGTTACACCTATGCGCTCGGTGCTAAGCTCTCTGTATGTCATGATTTTATATACTCCCGAATTATCGGGATTTTACGATCCCCGCCTGACGGTCCCATATAATTCAGCTGTCCTATTTTGTAATAACTGAATACCGGCCAATGTCTGCCGTTGCCGGTGGAAGTCGCCATATTATCCCAATTGTAAAAATATAAACGATGGCAGTATGCGGTATCGTCGTTTGGATTGACAACGAGAGGAAGTCTCAGTGTACCGCATACGTCTATCCTGTTTAAACCGGGCACAGATGTCCACACCGCGCCGTTTGAAGCGGTAACACTTTTAGTGGTCGGCGTATCCGCTATGCCGCCGCCGGAATACGCGGCGTATAGTACCGGATTTTCTACAGCAGGTGTTCGAACCCCGTTAAGCTCACTCCAAATCAAAGACGAATATATATTTACATTGCAGTTTCTCGGTCTTGTCGCGTTCGTGTCTGAATTAGCCAGAGTCTCATTAAAGCCCGAATAAGGTATGTATAAACTTGATCCGCCAACAGTTATAATATCATAAATAACTAACCTGTTTCCGAGATATGCCCTGTAAACATCGCGCGGTCCGCTGTCCGAGTTATACCGAAACATATTCATCGGTGCCGCCATTTCAAAACTTCCGTCTATAGTAAACTTATCAGAAACGAGTGTTCGCTGACCCGTATCACCGCCAAGCGGATTAAATGAGCGTAATACCGAAAACGAAACCGAAGTTGCTCGGTTGTCAACAACCTGATAGAGCGGTACGGCGCGATTATAAGACATAACATCGCCTAAATATCTGTCTATAATATCGCTGTTTTGGTTAAGCTGCCCTATATCCACAAAGTCCTGCGGGTCGGGCTTTATTAAATTAAGTTTTGGTGTATAGGTACTCATTTTTAAGGTAACTCCTCTTCTTTGGCGTCATGCCAAGTTATATTTGATAACTGCGCCCAAGTGTATGGCAATAAATCTATCCAACGGTTCCAGTCAACGGCCAGTATAAACAGTAGTTCAGCCGACACTATACGGTCTAATGTTTCGTATATTATCTCATACAGGTTCTTGTTAGCTATTTTAAGCTGTAAGTGCAGTATCTGGTCGCCTGCCTCTAAATAACGCGTCAGCGAGTAACCTTCCTCGCCTATCAAACCGTTTAATATACGCCGCACTTGATAATCTGTGTACGGAGTTTGTGAGTTAAGCATAGCTTTTATCGCAAAACGCCTGTCCTCTAAGGTCATATACACCGGCGAAGTTATCCCGAGAACTCTCTCCCAACGCTCTATACCCCAGACGGTCATTAAATCAAGGTTGCTTTCTGTGAATATGCGCTCAAGGTACTCTCTGACGCCGTCAAGCTCCGGCTGTACTGCCTTTTGTATTTCCTCAACTTCGCGCGCATTGCCGTCATTGAATCTTGGCGGCAGATAATAAATTAATTGCATTTTTTTTTCGTCCATTTAAGGCGTAGACCGTAGCTAAAGCTACTTTGAACGAATCTTCGCCTTCGAAGTGCAGAACGCACATCTTGTCTCGTTTCGCCCAATCTACATCCTAAAATGGACGAAAAAACTCTTTTTACGGTTGGCGATGCTTTCACTGCCGCCGGCGTACGCTTCATTTAACCTTTAGTAAGATACTCCCGAACGTTTAACTGTACTCCGTTCGTTCCATGCTCTACGTTCTCATTTTTTACGGTTGGCGATGCTTTCACTGCCGCCGGCGTACGCTTTATTTAACCTTTAGTAAGATATTCCCGAACGTTTAGACCGTACTCCGTTCGTTCCATACTATGCCCATATATAAAAAATAGTTTACCAAAACAACTAAAAGTAAGCTATGTTTTTGTTCGTTTTGGGATGCGGATTAGTCAGGGCAAAGTGAAGCTGTGCTCTGCACCGCGAAACTAAAGATCCTGACTAAAGGCGTTAGCCGATCCGCGCCCAAAACGGACAAAAACTAATTAGTTACGACTCCTATGAATGGTACTTCTTTCGGAAGCAGAATAATATTGCGGTCAGTGCCGTTCATTGTAACATTATAAATATCAAGCACTGCCCCCATATCGCCGATACGGTTTATTATTTGCGATAAAAAAACGGTCTGCTGTTCTGTCTCAAAAAAGGTTTTCCTAAGCTCCAGTAAATACGCGTCAACAGTAGCGGTGATAGCTGCAGCATGATCTTCCCATCTCTGGCTTTCACTCGGTTTAAATACGATATTTCCTATATTAATATTTATCGTCACCGCGTCTGGCGATTTTACTATCGGCTTTTGTCCGATACCCGCTATACCGTCACCGCCGCCGGGGTTATCCGACGGATCGACGATTTCCTGCAACCGCTCTATCTCGCTTTGCGACGGTAATTCAAATACTTCACCATCACCGGAGAGGAACAGAATATCAAAATAACCGCCTCTGTCTTCAGCGCGGAATACTTTAACTCTGCCGTAACCGACAAACTGTGACAGTTTATAGTAATAGTCTAACTTATTGCCGCCCCAAGCCGCGCCTGTGAGGTAGTCAATATATCTGCGCCGAAACGCTTCTGTTTCCTCTTCATCTGTGCCTTGTGAGAGTATAGCGACAAGCGTTGCTGTTTCAAGTCCCGAGATATACTGAAAAGGGACTAATATACCGCTGTTTTGGTTTCCTCTTTGCCCCGCGACCTCGCTTGTCAGCTCAAAGTTATATTTAACACCCTCTATAGCCGCTATCTCGTCATCGGTCAGCTGTCTGGTAACTATAAAAGATATATCGTTACTGAAAAACCTTTCGCCGACTAAAGCGTCACGGTTAAAAGTACCGGTAAACATACCGCCGACTACCGCAAACGTTGCGGGAAACGGCGCTAAACCCCTTCTTATCCAAGCGTCACGCTCTAAAAACGGTCTGCTTTGGGTATCGGGGAATATCTCGTCCAGGGCGTTATCTATAGACGCGTAAACCTGTTCAAGCTCAACGGACAGCGGTGCTACTGTGGTTTGTGTTACCTCGCCCTCGGTTTTGTCTATATTAGCCGGTATTCGGTTCAAAATACGCCCTTCTATTATCTCTTTAGTGTCGCTCATAATATATCCTCAAAACTTATTTCTTGCTCGATGTTATCAAAAACTGTATTTACCGTAAACCGCGCGAAAACTGTTTTCTTCTCAAACCGCGCGGCAAAATTGCTGATACCGATAATTCGGCTGTCTACAGTCAATGCTTCCTCTATTCTCTGTTCTAATACCGCTATAACATAGAGAGGGTCGCGTCCGTATAAATCCTCAGTCTGAAGACCAAAGTTCCAACTGTATATAGGGTAGCGGTATCTTTCAACACTGAGACAGGTTACTACCCATTGACGAAGAGCGTCCTGCCCCTTTGTAAAGCCGTAAACTGTGCCGTTATCTTTTATCTTAAACGTTCGGTCTATTCGCTGAATAGATGCAACGCTGTCTGTATCTAAAAAAGTACTACTTGGTATCATACTATCCCCTTTTTTTTAACTATTGCAATCCTCTTTATTTTTTTGTATAATATAAAATAGCTTGATAAGGAGGCTAAAAAATATGAAACTAAAATTATTCATTATTGCGCTCATCGCTATTTCATTTGCGGTGACAGGACTGCTCGGCGGCTGCGGCGGCAAAAAGAAAAACACCGCGGATGAACCGCGGGATGACACTATTTGTATCAGTATCAATAAAGGTCAAAACACAAAATACACCATGTGGGGAACCGCGGACGGACAAGGAGCTTTAGCCGGCTATGACGACGATGATAACTTAATCTGGTTATCTGTTTGCATAATAGCTGACAACGGCGATTTGTCTACCGATACCCTGTATGTATTAGCCGGCGTAACGGGAGGAAATGACCAAATCGTCGAATGCTATGACCTATCAAAAGATGATTATGTTGATTTTGACGCAACGTCTTCTAAGAGTAATATCGCTAAGTTGGAACGGATAGACAGCAGTTGTTGGCGTACCACATCATATAACACTACCGGCGAATCAACGATAAATATAAAAACCGCAGACGGTAAAAAGACCTGGTTTACAGTTATAGTCGTTGATGGCATGAGCGCTGCGCCGGAGTTTATTCCTGATGTGCCGCTATAAAACAAACAGTTAAAAAATAATTCTAAACCAAGATCTAACATCAGTAAGATATGTTTTAGTCCATTTTGGATGTAGATTAGGCAAGGCTAAGCAAGGTGTATTTTAATACTCCGAAGCTGACGACTTGGCTAAAGGCAAAGCCGGTCTACGCCTAAAATGGACTAAAACTATTCTCCAACCCTGTCCGCTACCCAATATCGCTGACCGTCTGAATGACGAAAAACTATAACTTTGTCGCCTTCTTTCAGTCCGTACTTAGCCCTAAACCAACCGCCGCCGTAAGTATGGTTGTGTGCGCGAAAGTCAGAATCAGTGCCCATAATAGATTGCTCTGTGCTCGTTCTGTGCGGCTCCGGCTTTATAGCTATCATCTCCACTTCATGGTCTGTTACTTTCTCGCTGACCACTATATTTTTACTTATGGTAACACCTGAAAAATCGTCAGCGGTGAGGGTCAAAGGCGATACGCTTTTTACCGTGCAAAAAAGTATCTCAGGAAATGCCATACTCCTTGTCACATGATCCGTTATATTTGCTCGGAGCAGCTTTATCATATTATCAATTTCGGGTGAATGTGTTATCTCTGCCATGTTATCGTTTCCTTATCCGAGGTATAAACTCATATCCATTAAGTGATTATTCTTCGTCCAGGTATGCGTAATGCTCGGCACTCTGAGCGGTATATATCTGCTGTCACTTTGAACCGGTATAGCCATAACAGTATAGCCTGCTCTTATGTGACCGGTACTTATAGCAGGTACACCGCGCAAAGTCATAGAGTTACGAACCAAGTTTTTGCTCTGTAACATCTGCTGAGCGTATGCCTGCGCCCTTGCTTGGTCCTGCACTTCTTCGTAATACTGCAAAAGCCCCCATTTCTTTATATTATCGGTGTCATGTGCCTGATATATTTCCAAAGTGCCGGTGTCAGCATTCTTATAGACTAATTTCACTTGATTGTACGTATCGTCATCTATGGAGTTAGTTATTCGATAACTCTCCGCGTCGTTTAGTCTGATAAAATAATCAAAAAACCATAGGTCATTGGCATACCGCAGATTAAGCGTCCCCGCGTCATCGTAAAGCGTCAATATCTGCCCTGTTTTAACAATAGTTTGAGTTATAGCAAAGTCAAGCATCTCTTTTATGGATTTGCTCCACTCATCGCGCTTTATTATCCTGTAACTGTCTGTCTCTACTATGCCTGTCTTAAGCGCGAAATATACCGCCCATTTGTTTAAAATATCGCCCGCGCTCTGATTCTCATAACAATAAGTGTCTTGGTATTGCAAATACCGTATCTGGTCATACGCCGTTACTTTTACTATGCCTGTTTCGTCAAATTCATGCGAGAATACATATCCGCGGAAAATGGGTATGCCGTGGTCTTTGACCAGTACAGCGTCGCCTTCAGCGAAATTCATATCACGGTTTATGTCAAGAACTTCAAACTTAAAAACGCTTGGAGTTAAGTCTGATTTATGCGCGAGTGTTGCGCCGTCTAAAACGCTGAGCTTAAAGACTTTGCCGCCGTTCTCTCGGTCTTCTAAAAAGACCTCTAAATCTCCGCCTGTTATATCGCTTATATCTATTATAGGGCTTGTAAGCACACCTTTTACATCCCTTATCGGTGTTTCCCACACTTCGGGCATAAGCTCTAATTCTTCTACTATTTCGCTCTGCTGAGCTACAGCTATAGGATTTCCGCCGCCGAAACCGGATACTTTTTGAAAATTTCCGCCGCTGTCTTCCGCTCGGAGTTTACCGCCTCTGACGTCAACGTGCGTAAAGGTTTTATATCTTATAACACCGGGAGCACCAAGCGTTTCTGCGGCTCTTGCTACCGCGGACGGAGACTTACCCTCCACAACTATATCAGCGGCCTGACCTGTCTTGTGGTAAGAGTTTTTAGCTCCACCTTGGCGAGCGTTCCACGAAGGCGTTCTGTAAGCCGAGTTTATAGTAACCGAAGCGTTAAAGTGTGCGCGAATACGGTTAAGCAAATCGCCGAGTCTCGGGTCTATAAGTATTTTATCCGAGCCGTCTTTACAACGGAAATCCCTTACTTTAAAGAAAGCGCCTATACTGTCATTGCCGTGTTGTTTAAAACTGTATTCAGGTGGTGTTTTTAAACTTCTACTCATTACTAAAAACTTTAAAAGGAGAAGGACGCTCAGCAGCGTTCATCATAGATTGCCAAGATTTTGTACTGTACGTTGTTTGGTCAACGTTCAAAAAACCCCTTAAACTGTAAGGGTCGGGCGTTTTAACGGCAGGAGCCGCAGGAGAAGCAGACTCGGTAACCCTTAAGGGATTAGGATTTTTTAAGTATGCCAACGGATCAGCTTCCGCCGTTGTTGCATTAGGCGTTGTTTGCGCCCTTGAATACGGCGGTATAGTCAAAACCATGCCAATAGCCAAATACCCTTTCGGCTGTCCGTCTTTTGCCGCGCGTTCGTCTATTAAGTCTTTATTCGCCGCGTAAATAGCGCTCCAAGCCGCGGCGTCACCATACAATGCGCGCGCTATACTCTGTCCTGTATCGCCCGCTTTCACGGTATAACTTCGGCTGCCCGTCATAACTTCTGTCGGACGTGTCTTTTGACTGTTTGAGTTTTCAAGACGGGCGTCAACGGTAGAGTTATCGGTAAAAACATATTCTTTTATTGATATATCTACCGAGTAGCCCATACCGGTTTCAGCGGCGTCTTCATTCACTTTAAAGTCCTCAATAGTAGCGTAAGGAATAACAGTGGACTGATTATTCGGCGAACCGTTAGGCGCGCGGCGAATAATAGCGAACCGAAAAATGCGCCCTTTTTCTTTTATATTGGTAAATTCTTCGAGCATTGCGGCACCTGTTATGAATATAATACTTTTTAAAGCGTAACTTACCGCGTCTATATTGCTCGGCAGCAAAAAGCTAAACGATATACTTTTTAAACCTACGGGGTTACGCCTGTTAAACTCAAATCCGCTTGCAAGGTCTACTGTTTCATTGCGGTTCGGGTATTCCAAAGTTATTGACTTTGGCGCTATAGGCAAAACTATATTCGGGTCTATATGAAAATAATACATATTTTATACTCCGCTGAGCAGTTCCTCGGTAACACGCCGTCCGAGTGTGTTGCAAAACTCATTTATATCAACATCACTCTTCATCTCAAATCTATTATCCTTAATCTCAACCGTTACAGTGCGAGAGGCCATCATATCATAAGTGGCTTTACGCTCGGCAAAGTCTTGGATGTACTTTATCTCTTCTTTAAAATCCTGCATACCCTTTGCAGTTTCGGCGTTATTAGCGTTAAAATTAGCTAAGCTGTTTGGCATACTTTGAAGTCTATTACTGTTATACAAATCATTAAAATTATCTCCAACACACGGTATTTTAAACAAATTTTCAGAGCTTTTACTGACATTAAAAGCGCTGTTGTATTGATCTGTATTGTTTGCCCGAAGAAACGCGGGTATTTCATGTCTCAAAGTTATAGATTTATCAGTATTATCCCATAATAAAACATTTTTATGTAACTCACTGAGTCCACTATCCCACTTTGTACCAAAAATAACGTCACTAATCTTAGTCATTATACTACCCAAAAGGCTGCGCGTACTGCCAAAAACATTCATAACATTATTAGTATCGTCATCCATAATTCTTTTCAATAACGCCAGAGTTACTTTGTCGCGAGCGTACATATTATCCCAAGCATCAACCGCGCCCGATAAAGTTTCATTTATACCTGTACCGTAAAAAGAGACCGCGTCCGTCATTATACGTACCCGGTTAACCGAGTTTCCTGTATCCATACCGCGCGTTACATACCCTTGAGTGACTTTAGCCGCGGCGTCAAGACCGTAAGCAGTTCCGAGTGTAACCTCTTTTAACGCTTCAAGCGAGGCTTTTGCAGTCTCGGAACTGCTGGTTATGGCGGTCATTGTGCGATTATAGTTAGTCATGGTGTCCATACGGCCGAAAGCAGCGTTTACGTCAACGACACGGCTAATCAGATAACCAACGCCGAGAGCTCCGGCGAGCCGTTTTACATTTCCAAAAGCGGCAGTAGCAGGGTTGCCTATGTTACCCATCATACTTACGCCGATCGATGAGCTCGCCGAAGCCAGCTTGCTCTCTAACCCGCTTATTTTACTGTTTAAACCGTCCGCAACCTTTGAAAATTGGTCGTTTAGGGTGATGGTCGTTGATATATCAATCGCTGTTGTTGACATTGATTAAATCTCCTTTTCTTTTATTTTTTGTAAAAAAACTTAAATACCTCTTGCGCCCCCCCCCCCATTTTT